AAAAGAGGTGACGATACTGTCCCCGAAGGGACAGCACGAGATTTGATCACCTCCTAATTACTTATCCGATTAGACTGGAGTTCGAGTTCATTGATGTAGTCATCAAGGAATGCTCGTTTCTTTTCCACCTTGTGGGCAAGTTCCTCCTTGCCCTTTCTCGTTAGTTTATGAACATAATTCGATAATTCTGCGCTATCCTTGCGCAAACGTTCAAGTTGGTTAGTTGTTACCATAGGCGACTCCGATCTTAAGATAAGTGTTAAGGACGTGTCATAACAAAGTAGGGATTGCCTCCTTCACTCTTTTTACCGTCAACCCTTTGCATGTAGTTTTCTTCGCGACCATGTCGACCAGAATTTCAGCATCTTTTGGGTGGACAGATTCTAACATGCCAATAAAGATAGACTCTCTGCGCGCAGCGTTCATGTGGTCTGCTTTGAGTCCTTTGACAAAATATGTGAGATTCATATGCTGTCTATGCCATGATGATGGCACCGATTGTTCCTCCGCTGGGGTAAATGGGGGTCTACTGTCGGGGAGAAGAAACTGTACTTTTTCGTCGAATACGCATCGAACGTAATCTGCAAACGAGGCATAAGTGTTGAGATAGTGTCTGATTAGTTCTACCTTTTTAGCAGGTTTGGTCTCACTGCTAATTGCTTCGATAATCTCATACAGTTCAAATCTCTTTGACCTGCCTTGTTGATGTTCAGTTATCATAAAAATTTCCTCATACTTTTATATAGGACAGTCGCAACTGCTTTCTTTGAATAATGTAAGTGTTTATACTTATAAGTTTATAATTTCAAACTATGCTTTCTTATTGACAGAAAGGTGCGTTCGATTGATTCTACAGTTGATGATACCGTTGTAATAATCATCGTTATGTAAGACCCCACGGTCGAACTGCTCCTTCGTTTCATAATAAGCACAGTCTCCTTTGGTTGCACATAAGCGAATAATCTCTCGCTTGAATGCATCTGCGCCATACTGCTCGCGCAACTCTTGAACTTTGACTGAACTTCCGAAGTAGTCTTTCCAGTCTGATTCGACCCGAGTGTGCTTCCTGCGCTTACGGGTCTTGGTGATTGGCAGTGTCTTCTTTCTGTGGAAGAACTTCTTGCCAACATACTTCATGTCAGTGTTCAGTTCCGTTATGACATAGACGAAACCAACCCAGTGTTCAAGGGACTCGTACTCTGGCGCAAATTCTTCGCCTTCATAGATCCAGTTCATTGAGCAATAATTGGAGTGCCACACATCGGGCAGAACTCAGGTTCAGTTCCGTCCATCGAATCAACAATCACTTCGGTGACGGATTCGCAGAGGTCGCACTCTATATTATAATGTTCATCCATGGTTCTTGACTCTTTCGTTCATAGTATTATATAGGCAGTTACTTAACTGCCCCCCAGACGCTGTTCCAGTCGCCAGTGGTTGCCCCACGAGCATAGTCTGTAGACCTGTTCTCGAAGAAGTTGGTGTGCGTTGGTGCATTGATCATTTCTTCAACCCATGGCACTGGATTCTTCTTAACTTTGAAGATGCCCTTGAGTCCAAGAGTGATGAGTCGACGGTCAGCGATGTAACGAATATACTTCTTCACTTCTTCTGATGTCAACCCTTCCATTGGACCCATTGCAAATGCTAGGTCGATAAACTTGTCTTCCAGTTCTACCATGCGCTCGGCAATTGCGTAGATCTTTCCTTTCAGGTCATCGTTCCATATCTCGAGATTCTCTTCGACGTATGTGCGAAACAGTTTGATCATTGACTCAGCGTGCATAGTTTCGTCGACGATGGACCATGTGATGATCTGTCCCATGCCTTTCATCTTACCATGGCGCGGAAAGTTCAGCAACATGATGAACGAGGAGAACAACTGCATGCCTTCAGTGAATGCAGAGAACGCTGCGATGTTAGTCGCTACAGATTCCTTTGTCCCGTTAGACGCAGACAGATCCATGAAATAGTCGTGCTTCTCGCGCATTGCTTCGTACTCAAAGAATTCGTTGTACGTTGACTCGGGCATACCCAGAGTCTCGATCAGGTGCGAGTATGCAGCAACGTGCAGTGCTTCACGCGCAGCGAAACCCATAAGCATCATGCGCACTTCTGGTTGAGGGAAGTGTGGCAGGTAGTTGTTTACATAACCACCAGCAACGTCGATGTCACCCTGCGTGAAGAAGCGAAATATGTTTGTCAGGAAACCCTTCTCTTCTGGAGTAACCTTACGCTGCCAGTCCTTGACATCTTCTGCCATAGGGACTTCTGTGTGCAACCAATGGGACTGCTCGTGCTCTAACCAAGCATCATACGCCCATGGATAATTGAATGGTTTGAAATATTCTCTTTCGTCCGTCAACTTTAACTTCATTAGTCTTCCTTTCTGCTATTTTTATACCATGAGACCAAAACTAATCGCTCTCCTTCGTATACTTTTGAAACTCCGTGTTTCAGGTCTGGACCATAACACAAACTCTCGCCCACTTTTACTGGCAGGATATCTGGAATTATCTCATCCCCATATGGTGGACGATACCCGCCTCTCTGGCATACTTGGTCTCTGGGTCTGCTTCTTGCATCATACGTGTCCATAACAATTGAATAACCACCGACCAAGTCTTTGTCGTCCAATAGGGTGACGATAGTGAGGTCTGTCTCGTGGTCGTGGTGCAGTCTTGTGAATGACCCCTTCCTATATTTCAAGAAATATGAACCACGACTATAGTCGTGCTTTGAGTATTTCATCAAGGTATTTGTGAAACCAGAATTATCCTCTTCGGGGATGTCTGACCTCTCCAAGTCGAAGATGTTATACATTTGAAATACTGTGTGGAAACCGAGACTTGCTGCCAAGTCTCTTGCTTCATCCAATTCCTCATCACTGAGGATGTTGTCCATTATATAACCTGCCATTATCTTATCCTTCGCACGCAAGACATTCGCTATCGTCAATGACTGATGCGAGGTCAATTTCTTTTATCACGTCACGTTCGATACGCTTGGAGACTTTGTCTGCCTTACCAAGTTTCTCAGAACGACAGTAGTACATGGTCTTCACTCCGCGCTTCCACGCGAGGAAGTGTACAGTGTGGATGTATAAGATGTTTGCGTCTGGACGGAAGAATACATTGAGCGATTGCGCTTGGTCAATGTACGCTTGCCTGTCTGCTGCATGTTCTATAATCCAACGCTGGTCAATTTCCATAGAAGTTTTATACACTTCCCTGACATCTTCATCCATCCACTTCAGGTGCTGGACCGAACCATCATTCGCCATAATCGAAGACCAGATCTCATCATAGTCTCTCTTCTTTGGGTCTGCCTCACACGCATCTTTGATTATTAGATCGAGATACTTGTTCTTATTTAGAAACGCTCCTGAGAGGGTGTCCTGCCTGTATGCATTGGCGCGATAAGGTTCAATGCTAGGCGAGGTGTTGCCCATGATAATGCTGCTGGATGCGTTTGGTGCGATCGCCATTGTGTGACTGAATCGTTGCCCTGTGCCTTCAGCGTCAGGTGCTTCACCACGTTCTGCTCCCAACTCCATACTTGCTTCGGTCACTTTAGTCTTGATGTGAGAGAATATGCGGTTGTTCAGTACCTTCGCCATAGCGCACTCGAATGGCATCGACTTCTTCTGGAGATATGCGTGGAAACCCAGCGCACCGATACCGATTGACCGTTCGCGCATAGCAGAGAACTTTGCTCGCTGCACAGTATCAGGAGCACTGTCGATGAAGAACTGTAACACGTTGTCAAGCATCTCTGTCATGTCACGCAGGAACACCGTGTTCTTGCTCCATGAGTCATAGTGCTCAAGGTTGACGGATGACAAGCAACACACAGCAGTCCGTTCTTCGTTTGTTGGAAGGATAATCTCCGAACACAGGTTAGACTGGTGAATCTTCAGACCCAAGTCTTTCTGGAACTGAGGCATTGCTCGATTGCTTGTGTCGATGTAGTGGATGTACGGTTCACCCGTTTCCATACGCAACCCAAGGATCTTCTGCCACAGTGCTTTGGCAGATACTGTTTCGCGTATCTCTCCGCTTGATGGATCCGTCAGGTTCCAACCGTCATCTGCATCTTCGTCCTGCATACAACGTTCGATAATTTGCATGAAGCGGTCGGGGATATTGATGCCGTGGTGCAGATTCAAGCATCGACGATTGGGGTCACCTGTCGGTTTACGCATCTCGAGGAACTCTATTACATCTGGATGACTGATGTCAAGATAAGCAGCGTATGACCCTCGTCTTGTTTTACCTTGCCTGTACGCGAGCGAGGAGGCGTCGTATGTCTTGAGGTGTGGAATGACGCCAGTTGACTTGTCGTCTGAAGAACGGATACCAAACCCGATACCAACACCACCACCGAACATGGACAACCAGTTTGTCTCGGATAGATTGTTGACTAATCCTTCAGCAGTATCTTCGATGTAGTTTAGGAAGCAAGAGATTGGCATCCCTTTGTTGGTGCGTCCGTATGCGAGGATTGGAGTTGAGTATGACAACCAGTGCTTTGAAGCATACTCGTAGAGTCTTTGCGCGTGTTCAGGATTAGAAGAGAAGGTCTTTGAAACAAAAGCGAATCTTTGTTGCGGAGATGACTCATCATCTCGCATATACGATTCTTTTAGTCTTGCCAGACCGAGAGGGTCAAAAAGTTCGTCACGTGTTAAATCAATCTCGATTCCGAGATAAGTTTCTTTTGGCACTGAGCATATTCCTTATATAATTCTCTGGGGGTAGAGTTATATAGGCGTATGCTCAGTAGTAAACTTTAGTACCCTAAAATATTTTTAGGGTAGTATGACCTGACGTTATGACCACTTATAATCAGACGCTTTGTAGGTCTTGCTGAACTTGGCAAAGTCTTTCTTGATGTATCCTTTGTCCTGTTCCTTGCCTACGAGGTGACG